CACGACGCTACTATGCCTTTACGGTCGTTGAACTCGGTTGGGCGGGACGAAGGCTTGATCAGAGCCCGTCAAGCTCAAACGAAATCGGCCGCAAGCATCGTAACACAATGTCCGCTGACGTCAACGCCAGAAACACTGAGAACAACACTCTCAAAAAGGTCAGCAACATCGTGCCCAGTTAAGCCATAACGGAAGTAACAGAAGCCGTGAAACTCATCATACGTGGCAACTCGTTGCTCGAGCAACTTGTCTTTGATTCCACGCAAAGTGATCCCAGCTTCACGGGCATTCCAACTAACGTAGGCATCCGCGTCGCGAAACGCCACCTTGCTTTCGCGGTCAACAAACGACCACTCGTAGTTAAACCGGTCAAGAAAGATGTCGCGCAACAACGGAACGAAACGGAACTCATACGCATACCCGACGGCCTTGCCAGCAAAATAGGCATGGTCGCTGAGTTGGGCGTTCAAATTAGCACGCATGTTAAACTTGGCAAGGTTTTTCCCAAGCAAGGGCACAGTGAAGTGGAACCCTGAGTACGAAGGAACAAAACACTTGCTAAGGAAGGTGCAACAAACCAAGTGGGAGTGCCGAGAAACGACAGCTTCCATCTTGGCTTCAGCAGCAATCGAAACATACGTCTTGCAAGCATAACGCTTAAGCCCAACAACACGAGCGAGCATATCATCACCTAGAACTAAACCAAACGAAGCGGTAGCTCTGGTGGTCAAAAGGAACGTGTAACAGATGCACATATTCCAATAAGAATTGCGAAAAGTGGTGTCAGTTGCCCCAGTGGGCAACTCATGCTGCAACGTAGCAGAAACACCATGGCGGCGGTTGGAAACCGTGAACTTATCAGTTTTGGCGTGCAGGCGTATGAACCACTCGGGACAACCCAAACGGCGCATGCACTGCAACTCCAAAGCTTGGACGTCAACGCACTGAAGCAAATCATTCTTGGAAAAGTCGCTCTCGACAAAATCACCTTCCTTCCCGTCGACAAAGGGAACATAGTCGGCAGGCGTCTTCTTGTAAGCCAACTTGAACTTGTACGGACCAGAAACGAGTCCGCACCGTTGGTCAAGGCGACGCATCAGTTCGCAAAAAACAGGACCAGACACCGCATTGTAAATGTCAGTGCCCTTGAAAATGACCCTGGGCGCCCAATTGGGTTTGTGCTGCACAAGCAAAGCCTCCGTCTTAACAAAAACTTCCTTGCGGGAGTAGTCATTGACCCGAGAAGAACTGAACTTGTGAAGGGCTTCAACCATACGGTTTCGTTTTTCAACGCCAAACTTGGACACCCAAGAATCAAAGAGG